CGGGTATGCGCTGCCGTTTTTGATTGACTTTTCTATGTCTGCGGCGTTGTCGATTGTGCTAAATGAGGCGTGAGTTGGATTTCCTTCGTGTCCAGGGTGCTCGGTGCTCCACCGGCCGGATTTCAGCCAACCCTTTATCTGTGGGCTTTTGATGCCATCCAGCCTTCGCGTCACCTGTCCTTCATACTTTGGAAGCTTCTCTACTGCCTTGGCGAAGTTTTTTGATTTCTGGTCTTTCGCTATTGCCGCAGCTCCCTGCTTTTCTACCGAGAGGATGTGAACGTAGCCGTTCTTTCCGTAGTCGGTTGCGGCTTGTCGCTCCGCTTTCGTGAGGCTGTGGTTCCAGACGGCAGCCACCGCAGCGTCTCTTTCGCTCTCGCTCATCGTGCTGCTGGTTTTTCCAGAAGCAACAGCATTCTGAACTGCCGGGGCGGCGCCTTCAGCGGCATCCATCGCCTTTTTCAGCCCCGCGCCGTTTGCGGCCTGATACGATTTGCTTGCTACTGGCTTGCTCTTGAGTGACTTTTTGTATGACTTCTGCCACTCCGTCAGACTGTCTAATCTCTTTGCCAGCGCGTCGCGGAGCTCTGGCGTCTTGGCGGCAGCCAGGATCGCCTCTTTTTTCTTCATCAGCACCGTGATCTGGGAGCTGACTTCCTTGTTCGTGATGCCGCCAAATACGCTTGCGGCGGACGGGTTGATTGACGAGTCGCGAAGCCCGTTCAGTTCCTTGGAAACATCTGGCCCGAAGTCCTTGGTCGCCCCCTGGGCGCGAAACGTGAGCGAACCTCCGTTGTCCACGCGGAACACCTTGCCGCCCTTGCCGACAACGATGTTGTCGAGCTTCATGCCGACGACGTCTCGATTGCCCAGCAGCGCGTCGACTACGAAATCCTTGCGGAGTCTCTTGACGGCCGCCTCGTACTGCTTCGGGTTGCTTGTCTTGAGCTCATCGAGCGTCTTGCCCTTGATGAACTCCGCGACCTTCTGCGGTCCGTCTGGCGTGTCGTGGACTTGCTGCTTCGGTACGTTTACGCCGGCAGCCCTGTAGAGCTCGTCGGCGTCGGACTCGCTCTTGATGTGGGCTGCCGACTTGCCGCCCTTGATGACATACTCGTTGCCGGCAGCGTCTTTCGCGAGCGTTGCCCCAGTTGAGCCCCCGAGCGCCTTGATCTTCGTCAAATCCTTCGGGTTCGGGGTTGAAGCCGGCGGCTCCGGAGGAGGCGGCGTGTCTGGCTTTTTGTACGGAGCGGGCTTGCCTTTTTCTGCTGTCTTGGCGGCCGCCGCCGCCTTCGCTTCGGCGATCTCTTGAGCCAGGCTCTTCGGCGTGCCGACGACTTTGATGCCTTGATTGGCCTTGTTGACTTTGATCTGGTTGACGTCGACAGATTTGTCTCCAACAATCTGCAGCTTTTCGTTGGCTTTCTTTTTTCGGATGACTTTCAGCATCTCGGCTCGTTTTTTTGCCGCTGCCTCGGCCCGAGCCTTGTTCTCCTCTGCCGCCTTGGCGTCCTTCTCCTTCTTGCGAATGGCGGCTTTTTTGCGGGCGGCCCGAATCTTCGCCTGCTTTGTTGCTTGCTTCAGGATTCCTGCCTTGGCTGCAAGGGCCTCCTTCGTGGCAGGAAGGCTCGCTGCCTTGGCTGACTTGCCGCCTTGCGAGAACGACTTTGGGAGGTTCGGAATCCCGTCCTCCTTCTGGCAGTTGTTGCCGGCCTTGAACCCGCCGGCGCCTGTGCCGCAGGCTGAACCCGGCGCGTTCTTGAACTTGTTGACGCGGCCTGCTTTGCCGGGCTTTTTCCTGGGTCGCCGCTTGCCAGGCTTGGCGCGGCTCTCCTGCGAGAGCAAGTGCAGGGCTTTCTCGAGCGCTTCGCGGAGGCGGTCCAGCACGATGCTACCCCTCGACGATGTCTACGCGCAGCCTCGTCCCGGCCGTGCCGATCGCCTGGTAGTCGGAGCCGCTCGACATTCTGAAGATCGCCGGCTCGCCTGCCCGAAGGGTCGCAAGGCTGACGAACGATCCGCCGGCGTCGATGCCGATCTGGGCGGTCGAGGCCGTCGCCGTGGACAGGTTGCGAAGGAACGCCATGCCGACGGCGGAGAGGCCCGCCGTGCTGACGGACGCGGCGTTCGTCGTCAGCGTATACGTCACCGACTTCATGCCGGTCTGTGCCATGCTGGCGGTAACGCCGGAAACGCTGACCTGATTCGACAGGTAGCCTTTCTCAACCCTGAGAGAGATGCTGTAGTTGACGTCTGACATTGGCTTCTCCTATTTCGTCGTTCGTGCGACCGACTCCAGCGACTTCGCCTTGAGCCTGGCGGCCGCACCTTCCGCGTCGATGCTTCTGGCCTGCGGCTCCGCCGGGGCCGGCTCTTCTTCGCCGATGGACTCCAGCGGGTCTTCCATCGAGAGCTTCTCGTTCGGAATGATCCAGAAGCGGCAGAGCCCCTCTTCCGCGATCTCTCCCTCGACGATGTCGCAGGTGCCGCCCTGGTTGAAGAAGACGCAGTTCGCGCAGTTCATGCCCTGGCTGCCGAACTGGCTCTTCTTCGCGTATCCGCACCCGTCTGGGCCGTCCTGCGGCCAGGGGCCGTTCTCGCCGGCGATCTTCTCAAGTGCCTCGTAGAGGTCATAGTTGGCGGCAGACAGGCTGCCTGCCGTCGGCTCCTCGAGCATGGAGGGCTCTTCGTCCTCCATCTCACCTACATCGCGTGACTCGGCGGCCGGCTCCTCGACGCTCCGCTGCATGGATGCGGACTTGCGTGCGGACCAGCTCGCGCCTGCTTTTCCGCCCCACAGCAAGTACGCGACGTATCCAGGGGTCTCTTCGCCGGCCTTGTCCCAGCCTGCTTTCTTGTCGACGGCGTGCCGCTTGAACCAAGCCGCCATCTCGACGACATGATCCTCCGTGAGCCGCTCCCTGCGTGCGATCTTGCGGGCGCGTGCGACCGTCTCCGGCTTGAGCCCGTCTCCAGACTTGCCTTCCTCGTGCAGCCGCAGGCCCTTCTTGGCGGCCGCGGCCATGCCGGCCGTCGGCTTCAGGCCGGAAGGCTTCGGCTCTTCGCGAGTTTCGGCGGCGTGCTCGAGCGCCCGGCGGCTCACGAACGACTCCGTCGCGCTGTAGGCCGGCTTCAGGACCGGACCAACATCGAATAAGCCGTCGATGTCCCGAATCTCTCTGATCTGCCGCCCCTGCTGATCGCGGGACCAGTTTTCCCCAGAGCCCTTCACGCGGAAGGCGAATGAGCTTCCGCGCACGTCGCCTCTTTCGATCGCCTCAACGACGTCAGCTCGAGACTCTGGCGCGTCGACCTCGTAGCGAAGGCCCTTCTCGTCGACGGAGATGCGGAGCGTGCCGGCTGACTCGCGGCCGAGGATGAACATCGGGTCGTGGTTGTAGAGGGCCACGACGTCGGTGCCGCGTTTGATGACGCCATCGAAGGCGCCTGGGGCAATTCTCTCGACAAAGCCGCCGAGATCCTGGCTGTCGGAGTTGAAGAGGGCCGCGTAGCCGCGGATTGTGACCTTCTTCTTCCCGGTCTTGTCGCACATGCACCGCTCGACGACCGATTCGGTCTCGATCAGCCGGCGTTCAACGTCGTCTCTACTCTGTCCGTCCATGTGTCCGTAACCTCCTCGTATGGCTTGCCGGAGCGGTGGCACTCCAGCAGCAGATCGCGGCTCTTCTCCATCCAAGCCGCGGCAAACTCATCAATGTGTCGTCCCGTAGCCTCTGCGGCGTCGCAAAGCTCCGTCTTCATCCGCTTCTCGTGGGCCTCGAGCCAGGCGGCGATCTTCGCCGGCTTGCCGCGCCGCTCGATGATCCCGTCGGCCTCGATGGCGGCCAGCTTGCGGAGCGTCTGCTTGAAGAGGACTTCGGCTGCCGATCGTGCGGCCGGCTCCTCCGCAGGAGGGGCCGGAATCTCATCTGCTGGCGGCGGCGGCTCTGCAGCAGGAGGCTCTGCGGGTGGAATCTCCTGCTCCGCCGCAGGAGGAGCCGGTGGCTCGACCACAAAGTTCTCAAGCAGAGCCATATTCACCTGCACGAAGCGCTTGTCGCCCTCGTCAATCGGGTTCATGCCTTCGCTGGCTCTGATTTCATTGATCGAAAGAACGCCGAGGGACCAGAGCTCACGGTAGTAGCTCGCCCGGCCGGCGTTGTCGCCTCGCATGAGCCCGCGGACGTCGAACTCCGCGAAGTAGTTCTCGTCGTCGATGATCAGGTCTCGCCTGCAGGCACTTTCCCAGCGGCGCAGGTGCGGCACGAGCGAGAACGTGACGAAGTCGAGGCCCTGCTGCTCAACCGAGCTGTAGGAGCTTTTCGTCAAATCGCCGATCATGTAAACCGGCACGCGAAAGGCGCGCGCGATTTCCTCGACTTGGTAGCGCCTGGTCTCAATGAGCATTGCAGAAGCATTGTTCAGCGTGAGCTCACGGACCTTGATGCCGTGCGGCAGGACGGCCGTCTTGCTCGCGCGGTCGGGGCCTCGGTGCATATCCTCCCAGCTCTGCCGGAGCCGCTGCGCTGTCTCTGGCTTGAGCGGCTGATCGCTCTCGAGCACCATGCCCGGCCTCGCGCCGTTGCCAAAAAATGCGCTCGAGTGCAGCTCGGTCGCCCGAGCGAGGCCGATGGCTTCGCGTGATAGCGTGGTGGGAACGTACCCCGTGACCCCGTCCTGGGTCAGCCAGCGAAGGTGAAAAATTTGATCCTGCGAGTAGTTCTTCGGCTCGGCCTGGCCCGGCTCGGTGTAGAGGTATCGAAGCCGGCCGTTCTTG